CTGGTCGTTGTTGGTGAATACCGCCATCGCGTTCTGTTTCTCAATGACGACTAATTCCTTTGCTTCGCTCATAGCTGACTCCTGAATTTAGAATGTGGATATCCCGGCATCGGGTGACTGCCAGAATTGATGGGGTGGGGTGGTTAGTTAATTAGTGGGTAGCCTTTGCCGTCGAGATAAACTTCCAGCATCAATTCCCGAGACATGGTTTTAAGTGACAGCGACTGCAAATGAACCAGTCTCTTACCCTCTGGAACGGCTGAAACTTTCATCGCCATCCCGTTATGTTTAACCCACATTCCAGGCCGTATGCACTGGCGCGGAAATGTGTCTGTACCGTAGTGATAAATCATAGCTACCACCATGCGTAAATAATTACCGCAGCCGCCACCCAGAACACAGAGCAAATAGCTGCACATATAACGAGAGAGCGACAACCGTTGCGGCTCATTCCGATACCTCTTTACCATCATCTATGGAAACATCAGCCAGCCGCATCTTAATAATCGGGATGAGCGCCAGATAAATTTCCCCGTGCTCGTTATCCCCGTGTCGCTCTTTAGTTGCCGCCTCAAAATCGTCAATTGTTCCGCTGAAACATCCGCGACTAACCATTATCGAGTTGTCGCGCTGGCGGAATGCGGTGATAAAACCATCCTCTGATCCGATGGGGCCAACGCCAATCCAGTGATTGCTTTTGGACACCCGAGCGTTGCCGGACACCCGAGCGTTGCCGGACACCTGAGCGTCGCCGTACACCCGAGCGTTGCCGGACACCCAAGCGTTGCCGGACACCTGAGCGTCGCCGCACGCCCGAGCGTTGCCGTACACCTGAGCGTTGCCGGACACCTGAGCGTTGCCGTACACCTGAGCGTTGCCGGACACCCAAGCGTTGCCATCATGAGAAATGTTTTCCTCTTTCTCTACCCACCCACCTACCTCACCAGCATCAACGTCGCCAAATGAAATCAGTGCACGAACACGGAACAATTTCATGCCGAAAAACTCTTTCGACATTTCTTCTACTAATTCGAATTTCTTCACTCTCTAACCCTCTTTGCTGACTAAATAAAAAGTCCGCCGTAGCGACCTAGCTTCTTTCCATTAAAATTCTTGTCGCATCCATAACTGATTCGCATCCAACCAACGCCTCAGTGAAAGCGTCAGCAACATCTTGACCTGCTGAATTAAATGCTTTTTCAAGCAACTTTTCGCCATTAGAACCACCAAATACGGGGCCAAGAGTTAGTTCTGCTCCATCGATACGAATACTGATTCCTAATTTCGGATTATCTTCGTCGTCCAAATCCTTTGTGATTAAAACCTGCCGTCCATTGGCTTCAAAAAGCTTTGCCCTCCTCTCCATCTTTCACCTCAAATTAAAAAGTCCGCCGTAGCGACCTGTTAAATTTCTTCAATAGTTATCTTACACACAACGGCGTAACGCTTAACCGTTTCTCCATCCGCATCTTCTGGTCTTTCGTAAGAATCACGCGTCATCAGATAACCAATAATGTCATCGACTCCTGACATCGTCGGCTTACTGGTGAATAACCCCTCAGAGGTTATAATTGCGATAGTTTCCTGCATATCTCACCTCAAATTAACGGTTTGCTGCTGAGTTTAAGTTTCTGCCGGCCTGAGCACGTTACCCCGCGCTCGCCTGGCTGCTTGTACCAGATGCGCTTATTTCGACGCGCAATCGCTTCTGAGCGGCTTTCGAGTTGTTGGCGGTAATCTGGTGTCGATTTACCTTCTGACGAAGCTACAGCCCGCACAACGCGTTTACTGCATCCCTCTGACAGCCGGGTGAATGCGCTGTCTATGCGCTTGATGTAGTTGCGTGATTCGATGCGTTCAGCGGCTTTGCGAGCGTTATATGCAGCCATACGGCGTTGATTACGATTCATGGGTGTTCCTCAGTGAGTGCTTGGGTGGTGTAGATACCCTGGCGACTAACCCAGGCCGCGTACTCATTGCCGAGCGCCTTCGCCGAGAAGGTTGGCTTATACCTACACCCCGAAGCACTCGCTTCGGTCTGTGTATTCACAGAGAGCTAATTCTTAAGGAGCAGCCGGTACTCTGGCGCGGCTGGTATCTGGTGCCGCATCGCTGTTTCGTTGCGATGTGCTTATGATGTACTGAAAGTTCATTGTTGTAAAGTACCTAAAGTACATTTATTGAGAATAAAAAGTTCACTACATCATAACTTAGTGAACTTTAAGGGAATTTAATTTTAACCGAATCTTCGATAGTCTATTGATTGGCGTATGAGGACTTTTGCCATGATGTGCAGGCTTTCTTCCTCTCCTTCTTCGATGTACCAGCGCTCGTATGCCGGATTGTCTGATATGACTGCTATCCTGTTCTTCTGCATCTGCAGGCGCTTAACGTGGAGGGTTCTCCCGTAAACGAAAACATAAATGCCATCACCATCGAAATGCGTTGTGGATATATCAACGAATATCTCATCGCCAGGGTTGATGGTTCCCTCCATGCTATCTCCGCGAACGGTAATGACCTTTACGTGCTCTTGAGGTCGTCCATTGAATAGCATCCTCGCTTGCTCTGACGTGTACTCTATTGCGCGTATTTTTTCTACGAACTCGTTTGACATCATAGCTCCGGGCCCTGCACTGGCCTGGACGTCAAGGACATCGACTCGGAAAGAGTCTCTATTCTTTGAAAGATGATCTCCGGCTATCCCGTCTTGGTCTGAATATCCATGAAGATACGAAGCCGTTGTGCCAAGGAATGATGCCAGTGCCTCCATCTTCTCTTTTCTCGGTATTGACTCTCCATTGAACCATTTGTTCACCGCCTTGGGGGTTATTTTCAACCTCAAGGCGATATCCACCTGCCTGCCATGCTCTGGTAATCCCGCTTTATCGCAGGCCAGCGCAAGCCTACGGGAAAAATCATCACGCTCTTTTTGTTGAACCATATGTTCAACTATATTATTTCTTGACTGTACTATCAGTTCCGTCATAATATGAACCATAAGTTCACCACAGGAGAAAACGATGAACGAAACTACGTTTGGCGACGTTATCAAAGCCGTTCGCGTCTCTGTTGTGGCTGATGTTTGCGGACTTACGCCCAAGGCCATTTACAAGTGGATTGAGCGTGGTTCTCTGCCGCGCACCGAGTTTACCGGTGAAACCGAATACGCGGACAAGATCGCCAAAGCATCTGGCGGCAAGTATTCAGCAGCACAGATTCGCCGTATTGGTAAGCAGCAGTTAGTCATGCAGTAAAAATGTACTTTTAGTTCCAATCGCTCTTTAAAAATTAGCCCCCTGTGAACACATAGGATAAACAACAAGCGCATCACTAAATGCGCACAACTAACTATTTGCAACATCAAGGAATTTAACAAATGGAAAACTCAATTAACCGCAACAAGCTCAATGCCAGGCGCATTGAGTCATGGCTACTCAACCGAATCGCTCTCAAGGGCGGTAACAACGTAGCTAAAGAAATCGGCGTCGATAAGGCGCAGATCACCAGGTGGAAAGAAAACTGGCTGCCAAAGATGGCAATGCTGCTGGCAGTGCTGGAATGGGGTGTCGTTGATGACGATATCGCAAGGCTGGCAAAGGAAGTGGCTGCAGTACTGACAAAGAAAAAATCCCCGGCTGCAACCAGGGATTCCGACCAAATCACGATGGATTTTTAAAGCAATTCACAGAGGTTATTTTAATGGCTAAACGCAAAAAATACCAGGAAAAAGAGGAACGCCGCCATCCTGATTCACCTGATGGTTTAGTCGTTGCCGCATCAAAAAATCAGGCTTTCGCTGAGCGCCTGATAGGCGTTATACGCATCGCAATGGCTAAGACTGGAGGTAAGCATGGGCGTCGTTAAGCTATCGGAATATAGGCCGCCACTGGAGGCCGTGGAGCGTCGTGTGGCTGAAATCGAAGATGGTTACACCCGTCTTGCTAACAACCTGTATGACGAGCTGATAGGCGCAGATCTGACGAAGAACCAAAGCAAGGTCGCCCACGCAATTTGCCGGAAAACATTCGGCTACGGCAAGAAGATGGATCGCATATCTGACAGTCAGTTAGCTCAACTCACCAGGCTACCAAGACAGAAGGTTAACAAGGCAAAAAACGAACTCATCAGCATGAAGGTCGTCATCCGATACGGTCAGCAAATCGGGCCAAATAAACGGATTGGCGAGTGGCAAATTGAGGGTTGTCACTATAATGGTGATAGTGTCACCAAAACAGTGACAAAAAGTGTCACCAAAACAGTGACAGCGCTGTCACCAAAACAGGGACACACAAAAGAAACTATTACAAAAGAAAAGAAAGAAAATACCCCCTTACCCCCAGAGGGGGAGGCTGCTCAGGATGTTAAACCTGAAAAACGCAAACCCATCCGAATCAACTATTCCGAATACCTGCAGGCCTACAACGAACTGGTGGGGGACAAACTACCTCACGCTGTTGAAGCCAGCCCTGAACGACAGCGTAAGCTCAGAAAGCTGATTGACTCACTGGCTACGAAAAACATCGACGGGTTCCGGGCATACGTTAAGGCGTTCATGGCCGCCGCGAGGCCGTTTCACTTCGGTGACAACGACCGGGAGTGGGTGGCGAACTTTGATTACCTGCTCAGGCCGAAGGTTCTGACTGCAATCAGGGAGGGGACTCTGTGAGACAGGATATCGAGGCCAGTGTCATCGGTGGGTTGCTTCTCGGCGGACTGACACCGCAAGCAAGCGAAGTTCTGGAAATGCTGGAACCTGAAGCATTCACGATCCCCCTCTACAGAAAATCGTTTGAGATTATCCGCAAGCAAGCCAGAAACCGCAGAATGATTGATGCGCTGATGGTAGCGGAGGAATGCGGGGACGGATACTTCACTGCCGTTCTGGAGACTAGCAAGAGTTGCCCTAGTGCGGCAAACCTGGTTGGCTATGCCGAGATGGTTAACGGCATGCACAAACGCCGAATGGTTCTGCGCCTGATCGACGACGCCAGAGCGAACATCAGCGAAGCCCCGCTTGACGCTTCAGAATCTGCCATTGAAGAGCTAACCCGACAGCTAACCAGCATGAGTAAGCCAAGGGGGGAAGTTAAGCCGGTTCTTCTGAGGGATGTTCTCGATGACTATACGGAAGTGCTCGACAAGAGGCTTCGCAATGGCGTTGAGTCTGACACTCTGAAAACAGGGATTGCCGAGTTAGACGCTATCACTGGCGGGATGAACCCGGAAGACCTGGTGATTATCGCCGCTCGACCCGGTTGTGGCAAAACGGAGATATCGCTCAAAATCGCTGCCGGAGTAGCCTCAAAGCCTGTTCCGGGAACTGACAGGAAGCGCGGAGTTCTGATTTTTACCATGGAAATGAGTAACACGCAGATAGCAGAGCGTAGCATTGCAGGCAGCGGGAATATGTCGGTAAATGCGCTCAGGAATCCAGCAAATCTCGACGATGAAGGGTGGGCGAGAATTGCACATGGAATTTGTGCGCTGAAAGACCTGAACGTTTGGCTGGTTGATGCTTCCAGACTCACGGTAGAGCAAATCAGAAGTATTTCTGAGAGGCACAAGCAGGAAAACGCCGACCTGTCACTCATCATGGTTGATTATCTTGGGCTGATTGAAAAGCCAAGAACAGAGCGAAATGACCTGGCTATAGCTCACATCTCCGGCAGCCTGAAGGCAATGGCGAAAGACTTGCGAACAACGGTCATATCACTTAGCCAGCTATCGAGAAAAGTTGAGGACAGGCCCAATAAGCGCCCCAACAACTCCGACCTGCGCGACTCGGGAAGTATCGAACAAGATGCTGACTCAATCATCATGCTCTACCGCGAGGCGGTGTATGATGAGAACTCCCCCGCAGCACCATTTGCAGAAATCATTGTTACCAAAAACAGGTTTGGATCGCTTGGTACGGTTTACCAGCGTTTCATAAACGGCCACTTTCACAATTGCGACCAGGAAGAAGCCCGGCAGGCATCAACCAGCAGGCCGGTACAGGGTAAACGGTACGCAAAAGGAGCAGATGTATGACGCTTAAAAAGTTCGATGTTGATTCTTTCATTGCGCAAGAGGAAGAGCTAAATCGTGCAATCAGAATTGAAGATAATCACATAGTTATAAAAATTCCGGACAACGATTTTGATGAAACATACGACATACCACTTTCCGGACTTTTAGATGCCTCCGATCTTGTTGAGTGGATATTCCACCTTACCGAAAAGCAATGGGTTAACAGAAGCTTACTAAGAAGATTTATCAAAATTGCCAGCGCCCACGTTGGCGTAAAACTGTAAATCCATGCGGGGGATGCTCATGATGACTGAATACATGAGCGGAAAGTCAGAGGGATTAATCAGATGACAGAACTACAGAAACGCATCCTGGACTACATCGCTGCTAACCAGCCGGTTACTGAGGCGCAGGGTAAGAAAGCGATGGGTATTAGCAGGAACGCGTACCGGGTTGAGATTCGGCAGATGGCTAATCTCGGCATGATCTGCATCAAGAACGGCTCAGGCGCGTTCAGGGACGAGGCCAGTTACCAGGAGTGGCTCGACAGAATCGGCAGCAAAATGCGTGCGCACAGGATTATAAGCGCCCGGGAAAAATGCAAAAAGGAGAGCAGGAAGTGGGACGTTCGCAAGCCTAAATCGGCGGTATCGCCAGTCGAGGGGTGCAAACGCAGCGACGCGCACAGGCGCATGATGATGGTTTACGGGAGGGCAGGGGTATGACTAGTCGGGAGAAGTTCGAGTCGTGGTGGGAAAGGTTTTACGAGGACACCCCAATGGAACCTTGGGATGAACTTTATTCGCCTGAAAATGACTTCTACTTTGACCAGATAATTGACGATCAATACGACGCGTGGAAGGCCAGCCGTGACGAAGAGATAGAGCTGCCAGCAGCATGTGCAGACGATGAATATTTTATTGACGGAGTATTCCAGCCAATGCGCTATGAGCGTGATGTTGAACGAGCCGTGATTGCCGCTGGATTTAAGGTCAAAGGAGGCTAAATGCACCAAATCTATATCGCTGAGGTTCTATACGGGCTGCTGATTACAGGCGGCCTTATTTATGCCGGGAGGAAATTGTAATGGCATTTGTATCTCAATTAAGAAGCGGGATTAGAAAGGGAAGGCCCGGCATGGTGAGATTCGTTTCATTCAGGAAAACTAAGTCGGGGGCTACAGGAGGGGTGGTATCAAAAGACACCGGTCTTCGTGGAACAAAAATAGATATCCAGATAGATGAAGAAAATAAAACTATCCGCATTGGAAGGTACGAAAACGGGGTAAAGGTGAATGAAAGGCAAGGGTCGTTTAGTTGCTCAATTAACGTATTTGAAATTGTGGGTCATATTCGCATTTCACTGACCGATGGTGGGGACGGGTGGTGGTACGGGAAGTATCAGGACGATAGCAGCAATTAACGGCCCATAGCGGCATTTTTACGCCAATCGAAAACTTTAACCGGTCGCATATTGCGGCCTTTTTCATAACTGAGGGTAGGACAATGACGAAAACAACCATTCACACCGGTGATACGGTTATTACGACTGATTACGCGGAACTTGAGCGCCAGATTCGTGCCTATGAGGCCACTGTGTCCAATCTGGAGATGAAGCTGGAGGCTCTGGCTGCGGAGAATGTGGGCCTGAATAACTTTATTGCGGCGAGCTGTTTTGTTTATGCTGGTGAGCTGGGTTACTGGCCCGCCATCGACCACTCGCCAGAGACTCCGGCAACTAATCAGTTGAGCATAGCAGAGTCCCAGTTTTTAACTGACGTAATGACTGCTGCGGGGCTTTTGTCATGCGGGAAACAAGACAAAGGCTTGGCCAGAAGGATAGCTGATTTCTGTGTTGCGAAAAGAAGTAATTCTAATCCAGCCCAGCTTCGCAAAGGAGTGCAGTCATGAGTAAGGTAACAATCGATCTGCTTGTAATGGATGACGCCTGCGAACCATATATTTGCGGAGTTCGTGGAGCTTGCACCATTGAAGACCTGCAAGCCATTGAGAAGGAAATTGTTGAAAACCGAGACGACCATTTGCCAACAGATGGGACCTACACCATCGAGGCCAGTTTCTTTGAAGGTCAATACGGTGAGTATGGTCGATGCGAATTAGCTCCAGGGTGGGAGTGGGAGATTATCGAGTTTTCACCTTTTGACTTTGGTGAGGAGGCCGCCCAATGAGCAACATCGACAAACCGGCTATCGATTTCAGCAAACCACTTGAGACAGAAAGCGGCGAACCAGTTAAACACATCTGTCACGACGTAATTGAGTACAAATGCGCTCGCGTCTGTGTCGATATTGCCACTGGAGTAGTCTACAGCAGCCCGTATGTCGGCCTTAAAATTCGCAACAAAGAAGCAAATCCGCGAGCCAAATTGCGAGAGCAAATTGAATCTGCGGCAGACGCGTACTGGCAGTTTGATAACGGCTGGATTAGCGATATGAAATGCGGCGATAGGTCGCACGAATATTTACTTTTTGTGAAAGAGCCTAAGAACGTGCTGTCGCTGCTGGATGAGCTGGAAGCCGCAGAGAAGCACATAGCAGAACTGAGAGACTGGAATTTAGGACTTGCGCAAGAGTCACTCACGCATCAGCAGCGTATTGCTGAGCTTTCTGGTCAGAAACGGCTGATTGGGTGGCGGGCGTCAGATTACACCGATGAGACATCAGACCCTGAGTTAGCTAAAAACTGGGCTGCTGCTATTGGCGTACTGCCTATTTTTGAAGGCGATGTGAATACCAAACTTAGCGCCGCTGGCATCAGTAAGGGGGAGTGATGGGAAAGGTAACAACAAAACGTGCCGTTTCCGAATTAAATCCAAACGACGTTATTTGCGTCTTTGGAGACTGGTTCAGGGTTCGCTATTTGAATTACCTGGGTGGGAATACAACAGTCCAGCTTCAGCGCGAAACTGACAAATTATCCCCATTTCATGACTCTACGTGCATGATCTTTACTGTGAATTCAGACCTTACTGTATGGATAGAAGTTGAGGTGAAACCATGACCACTATTACCAGATTCACCAAAGAGCAGTTACTCAAGCGTCTGGAAGAGCAGATGTCGTCAGCACGCTATGCGCTGGGCTTTGTGCAGGATAGAGAAATCCTGCGAGATATTGAAATGGATTTGCGCCTTGCTGAAATCGCGCTGGCATCGCTTACCGCTGAGCCTGCTCTTTACGCAGCAGAGGAAACGCTTGCTTACGCTAATATGGGTGAGCTTCACCTTACCTGCTTATCAGAGCCAATGGGTGATGCGGTTATTCCCCTGTACGCTGCCCATCCAGCGCAGAGAACGCCGGATATGACTGACTTCCGTCCCTGCCCGTTCTGCAACTCACCAGTGAAATGGTGCGGAGAAAACAGCGCGGATCCAGAAGATGACCACGCTTGCCACCACATCCAGTGTACAAACCCTGAATGCGGCGCTGATTTTGATTTCACCAATACCGGCGACGATCTGCTTCCTGATGATCCCGCTATTCTTGACGCAATGACGGCGGCGGAATGTTTGCAGCCTCTGCGTAACGTATGCCTCAACAGATTTAATAGCCGTGCCGCCCTGCTTCAGGGTAGCCAACCTGTAAGTAATCGTGATGAGTTGCCGGTATCTGAAATAGAGTGTGACATCTGCGGATTTAAAAGCACTGATCCGGACGGTGCGCACTACTGCTGTGAGGATAACAGCAATGATTGATAAATATCGTTTAGATGATTTACGGCTTGAATCCGGCGAAAAAGGTGAGCTCGCCCGCTGGGTGATTCAGTTGCAAACAGACCTGGATAATGAGCGACGTAAGGCTGGCAACTCTCCGGCGATTCCGGAGGGTTACGTGTTGGTGCCGAGAGAGCCGACCGCAGAAATGATAGCTGCCGCTATGGACTGCGAAGATGTGCTGTTCAATAGCGACGAAACGTTCTGCGTGCAATTCGGGAATATCTACGCTGCGATGCTCGCAGCAGCGCCGCAGGAGGTGAATCATGGCTGAGTTACGCGCAGGTGGGCTGGCGATAATTATTCGATCGCGCTTTCCTGAAAACGTCGGCAAGGTAGTTAAGTTGGTGGCTTGTGTTGGCGAAATGAATTCCCCCTTTGGATGTGGAGTTTATTGGGAGATTGAAGCTATGTCTGAGATTACAGGGACGCTTTGGCGTGTCAAGCCTGGCTTGAATGGCTTGGCGCTGGCTAAAAACCTGACGCCCATCGACGGCGACGACTTCAGCAATGAAGACCAACACCAGAAGGAGCGGGAGCATGCCTAAATCCCCCGCAGAACTCAAAGCCGCGCAGGAGGTTGGTGATGATTAATTTTCAATGGGTAATGACGTTAATTGGCGCATTGATTGTTCCACTGTCAGACGTGAGGTGCGGAGACTTCGGCGGTGTGATTTTTGGGCTAATGGTTGTTTGTTCATCCGCCATAATTGTCATATCCGAATCATTCAGACGGATGGATGCGGTGGCGTATAAACGCAAAGCCCCGAAGGAGGTAACGAGTGCAAGAGTTCATCCTGCACGAGACGAATAAAAAGCAACTCTGGTCAATCCTCAAAGAAATCCTCTCTACCGGCAAGCGCTGGCGCATAAAAATCTCTGAGTACCGCGCTAAGCGGTCGATACCTCAAAACTCACTCAGTCACATGTGGTACGCCGAAATCAGCGAGCAGCTAATAGCTACTGGCCGGGGCTACTGCACGCCTGAGTGGGTTAAGCGGAACATGAAAAAAACGTTCCTGGGGTATCACGAGGTTGAATACACCAACCTGAAAACTGGCGAGACGGAGATGAGGAGCGAACTCAGGAAAACATCGGAACTCGACACCGGCGACATGCACTACTTCCTGCAACAGGTGGAGGAGTGGTGCCTGTCTGTCGGCATCGAACTAACCACCCCGGCTGATTGCGAGTACCGGGAATTACAGCGGAGACAGAACGAGTGACGCGATCACTTCACTATCACCCCCTCATCACATTTGAGGAAGCGCAACGGCTTGAGGCGCATTACCGAAGCCGGGGCGCGATATGTACCAGAACGCTGAATGCAGACCCACGATTTTTCGACCTCGCAGTAACCCTACCTGAACACAAATACCTGAAACCTACACCGCGCAGCATGCGCAATGCCAAGCTATGGGGGCAGTGATGGCGCTCAAAAAAGATAAATTGGACACGGTTTTCTCTCTGTTAGTCAGAGAGCGCTCCGAATGGAAATGCGAAAACTGCGGGCGTGATTTCTCCGCTAATCGCGCCAGCCTGCATTGCTCGCACATCAACGGCCGGCGGCACAACTCTACCCGATGGCACCCCTACAACGCCCTGGCGCACTGCGTAGGCTGCCATCGCAACCTGGGCGGCGAGCCAGTCCAGTTCACGCGTCACGCTGAGTACGAATATGGGGAAATGACCGTGGAGCAGGTTGCCCGCGCCGCATTGCATCCGATGAAAATTAAACCATGGCAGAAAGAGGAAATTTACCAGCACTACAAACAGGAGCTGTCGCGACTGAAACAGCTCCGCATTAACGGCATCACAGGCCGCATCGAGTTCACCGCACCGGACTGGTATCAGCAGGGTATTACGCTACGTATGGGGGAGGCCGCATGAAACCACTACTGCGCTACATCATAGAGCGATTTAAACCTATAGCGCCGGTCGTGCAGCCAGTTGGCGGTTACAGCTACCCGGCTCAGCCTGGACGGAAGCGGAGGAAGAAACAGTGAAAAACTCACCTGTTAACGGAATGGTTTATTTCCCGACCGCGGCTCAATTCCGGCGGGCGTGGAAGCACCCTAAACGGGTTATTACACCACAGCAGGCATCATGGGTGCATTACATGCTCATGCTGTGGGGTAACGACATGCGCGGCGATGACGCTCCATGCGTAGAGGTTAATGTAATTGGTCGCCTGATGGTTCGCAGCAAGTGGAGCCAGCCAAAGCAGGAGGAAATAGAGCGAGTAGTGCACTGGCTGTACAGTGAAGATGGTGGCGGATATCGAGGGGAGGAGCTTTTCCGCAAGGCCAGAGATATCGTCATTCCCAAATCATCACTCAGCAGCATCATCGCTCTCGCCAAAGAATCCGATGATGCCGCTTTTGTAGAGCGTGTGATGCTGAGGATTTTTCGCAGGGATAGCCCCGTTCGCGATGTAGCCATTAAACGCTACTGCGACCGCAAACTCACGCAAAAGGTAGCCCGTGATATGAGTGGGGCCACTGGCGCTGATATACAGCTATGCCGGAAGAGGGTGCAATGGTGTGAGGATGTGCTGGATGCAGAATTGTTTTATGCCATGCAGCGAGAAATGGAGAAAGAAATTCCATTAATTGCCGCATAAATAGTAATAATTTTGTAAATAATTTGAATTTAAGAAATTGAAGTGATAAAGTTTGTGCATGCTCGGAGCAAAAGCGAACTGAGCACACGGACAAGAAGAAGCCCTGCGATTAACGTCGTGGGGCTTTTTGCATTTCCGCACAACGATACTGGCGTCTCCCGATTGGGGATTGGCTTAAATGCACCGGCGTCACTATCGTTGTGGTGAATGAGCTAGACGGTGAGGTAAAGGCTTACCGTGGCGGCGAATGCTTTCCGGAGGTCAGCACCGGACACCACACCAAAATCCAAGCAGCCAGCTAGGAACTTAGGCCATAGAGCCGACATTGCCTTAACCCTCATTGCCCACTACGCGTGGGCTTTTTTATTTCCAGCGTCTGCTATCGCGGTCGCTATCACTACTCACAGCACCGACCGACAAAATCGGAGGTGAGAGACTATGAAAATGCCCAATACACCCCACTCCTGGGCCGACCTGGCCGAGGTTCTGGCGTCCTGGTGGCGCGGTGACGTGCCGGTAGGTGGCGTCATCATGGCTATTGTCATGGCCGTACTTCGCATGGCCTACGCCGGGAGCGGCTGGCGCGAAACTTTGTTCGAAGGGCTTATGTGCGGCGCCCTTGCGCTGACAACCTATTCGGCTCTCGATTATTTCGACGTTCCCCGGGCGCTGACCGTCGGTATCGGCGGGTTCATCGGCTTTGTTGGCGTGAAAAAAATCAGTGAGTTTCTGTCCGGCTATGTCGGAAATCGCTTCGGAGGCGGCAATGCAGGCAGGTGAGAAATGGATTGATATCGATGGATATACCTTTGCAAGGGGCACCGCATGAATATAAGTCAATCGGGCATTGAGCTGATTAAAAGGTTCGAAGGGTGTTCTTTGACGGCATACCCGGATCCTGGAACCGGAGGCGCTCCCTGGACCATCGGCTATGGCTGGACGGGGAATGTTGATGGAAAGTCGATTCGCCCAGGAATGAAAATCGACCAGTCCACTGCCGACAGATTGCTGCGCACTGGCATCGTCAGTTATGACCAGGCGGTGAACAAGATGCTGAAAGTGAAGGTCACGCAGAATCAGTACGATGCTCTCGTTTCTCTCGCATACAACATCGGAACCCGCTCACTCTCAACATCCACGCTGATGAAAAAGCTGAATGCAGGTGATTGCAGTGGCGCTGCTGATGAGTTCCTGCGCTGGAATAAATCTGGCGGAAAAGTGATGCCCGGGCTGACTAATCGCCGTAAGGCTGAGCAAGAGGTTTTCCTGACATGAGCAGGCTAACCATCGCCGGGATAGCCCTGGCAGTCATTGCCGCACTTTGCGCCCTATCTTGGCATTCAGGCTGGAACTCGCACGCTGACCACGTTAACGCCCTGTCTGCCGAAAAGCAGAAGAAGGCCGAGACAGAAATAAGGCCGGTTGAAGAAAAGGCTGCTGCCTCTACCGCGCAGGCTCAGGTCGTCTACAAAACAATTACACGCGACGTGGTGAAATATGTCCAGTCTCCGAATCGCACTGTGTGCAAGTTTGATGATGATGCTGTGCAGCTGCGCCAGCGTGCAATCGACGCTGCCAACGCCATCCCAGGATTTGATGAGCCCGCCGTGCAAGGCAAGTGACGCCGGTTCAGACTCAGATGCAGACCTACAGTCAGACATCGAAACGGCCCAATGCATGCGCCAGCTCAGGCTAGATAAATACCGCTGGCAGGCGTATTACCGCGCCGTCAGTAAGTGACACCCCGCGCGCCGTACTGTCGCAGCATCCCCACATTAACCATGACCTCAGCCCAACAGGGCACTCCTCTGCGTGAGTGTGTGGGGATAATCAAAACAGTGCATGCCGGTTTCCGCGTGACATTGCGGAGTTTCCCTCATAGCGGCCAACTGGAGCCGTGGCAGAAGAATTCAGAGCAAAAACCTCAATTAACGTTAAGGAAAGGCATCATGAAATTTGGTGAGGCATTAGAGGCTGTAAAGTCAGGCGCAAAAATTTATCGCGAAGGATGGAATGGGAAGGGGCAGTTTGTCATTAAAGCTGGCGGGTACACAGTCAGTGAGCCGCGCCCTGGTAGCGATTATGCAAAAGCTGGCATCACTGGCGAGTTTACCATTGCGCCGCATCTCGACCTGAAAAACGCGCAGGGCATTATGCAGCCAGGGTGGGTTCCATCTCAGGGAGATTTGTTCGCTGAAGATTGGCTTGCTTCCCCGACTACATAGCCTGTTTTACAGAGCATTTAACTATGAATGCTCGATAAAGCAGAATTTGTTTTATATGTGCCCACCGGCGAAACACTCACTAATCAGTGGAATATTCCAAAATGGCAGAGATTACAGAATTGACTCCTGAGCAGCAGCTCAAGTTGGACGTTTACAACCTGGTGATGAATAAAAACTCCGCAGCAGAAGAGGCGCTGGCATTCATCGGGAATGACAAGCTGAAACTGGAGTTATTCAAGATTCACTTTCAGGCAGAGGCAGCAACCTCAGACCCAACCACCCGCACTATCGAGGCCGTTCGCAAAGCCAAAGAGGCGCTCGACCTGTTCACTACCGGAGCGTAACTGATGACAAATCCCAACTACGTTGCACAATGGCCGCTGTACGCCAACGACGACGGAGCATATGTCCGCGCCCTCCCGATCAAATCCATCGACTACGCTATCGACGGCAGCGCTAATGCTGAGTTCGACGGCGCATACGACGAGCAGTACATATCTGCGCAATTCGTCAGCGTGTTCAAACCGCAGGCGGGTGGCTATCTGTTCCGTAGTCAGTACGGCGAGCTGCTGTATCTGAGCAAAGCAGATTTCGAAGCTGAGTATTCGGCTAGCGCTGGCGAGTCCGTAAGCTGGGGTGACATCGAAGGTAAGCCGGCAACATTCCCTCCGGCTATCGGAACAACTGCAACTACCGCGATGGCTGGTAACGCAAAGCCAGCAACTGCTGTCGCTGCTGATACCGCTGCAAAACTGGCAACGGCTAGGAATATAGGCGGTGTCGCTTTCGACGGGTCTGCAAACATCAACCTCCCGGGTGTCAATGCTGCTGGAAATCAGAGTACAACTGGTAATGCCGCTACAGCGACGAAGCTAGCAACTGCTCGAACAATTACGCTGACTGGCGCTGTAACCGGGACAGCAACATTTGACGGCTCAGGCAACATCACTATCAACACTACAGCAGGGACGTAATCACTATGGCAGCACCAAAGGGCAACAGATTCTGGGAGGCCCGCAGCAGTCATGGGCGCAACCCGAAGTTCGAATCACCGGAAGCCCTGTGGTCTGCCTGCTGTGAGTATTTCGAATGGGTAGAGACCCACCCGCTGTGGGAAATGAAGGCTTTCGCATATCAGGGTGAAGTGACGCAAGAGCCTATCGCTAGAATGCGGGCGATGACGCTCACCGGAATGTTCCTGTTTCTCGATATCGCCGATGAAACATGGCGCAGATTTCGAGCAGACGAAGATTTTTGTGGAGTCACTACGCGAGCGGAAAAAGTCATCTATGACCAGAAATTCTCCGGTGCTGCTGCTGACCTGCTCAATGCCAACATCATCGCCCGTGACCTGGGCCTCAAAGAGCAGTCGCAGGTCGAGGATGTGACGCCCGATAAGGGAGACCGTGATAAGCGCCGCTCTCGCATCAAGGAGCTATTCAACCGTGGAACTGGACGCGATTCTTGATGAGCTTACAGAGGACGAGCAGATAGAGCTGCTTGAGCTTCTGGAAGAAGAGGAAAAATACCGGTCTACTCACCTCCTGTATGAGTTTAAACCTTACGGTAAACAGCGGGAGTTCATCGAGGCGGGCGCTGAATTCCCTGAGCGATGCTTCATGGCCGGTAACCAGTTGGGGAAATCCTATACTGGCGGCGCAGAGGTGGCATTTCATCTGACAGGACGATACCCAGGAACGAAGGGCTATCCTGCAGATGGTGCATATGGCGAATCATGGGGCGGAAAGCGCTTCTATGAGCCTGTCGTTTTCTGGGTAGGTGGCGAGACCAACGAAACCGTAACGAAGACGACTCAGCGCATCCTGTGCGGCCGTATCGAGGAGAACGACGAGCCAGGCTATGGCTCCATCCCGAAAGAGGACATCATCAGCTGGAAGAAATCACCGTTCTTCCCTAATCTGGTTGATCATCTGCTGGTAAAGCACCACACGGCAGAGGGCGTTGAAGACGGCATATCAATTTGCTACTTCAAGCCGTACTCTCAGGGCCGCGCACGTTGGCAGGGCGACACAATCCACGGAGTCTGGTTCGATGAAGAGCCGCCTTACAGCATCTACGGCGAAGGCCTGACGCGTACCAACAAATACGGGCAGTTCTCAATGCTGACGTTTACCCCGTTGATGGGTATGTCAGACGTTGTTACCAAGTTCATCAAGAACCCCAGCAAGGCGCAGAAGGTTGTCACCATGACAATCTACGACGCCGACCACTATACCGACGAGCAGAAAGAGCAGATTGTCGCATCGTACCCTGAGCATGAGCGTGAAGCGCGCGCCCGCGGCATACCGACGATGGGTAGCGGGCGCATCTATCAGATTCCAGAAGAGACCATCAAATGCCAGCCGTTCGAATGTCCTGATCACTTCTACGTTATCGACGGGCAAGACTTCGGCTGGGGCCATCCGCAGGCACACATTCAGCTGTGGTGGGATAAGGATGAAGATGTTCTCTATCTGGCCAGGGTCTGGAAGAAGTCAGAAAACACGGCGGTGCAAGCGTGGGGCGCAACAAAATCGTGGGCCAACAAAATACCCGTGGCATGGCCTCATGATGGACATCAGCACGAGAAGGGCGGCGGCGAGCAGCTTAAGCAACAGTATTCTGATGCCGGGTTTCTCATGCTGCCTGAGCACGCGACATGGCCTGATGGTGGGAACTCGGTCGAGTCAGGGATTATCGAGTTACGCGACCTAATGCTCGATAACCGATTCAGAGTCTTCAATACCTGTGAGCCATTCTTTGAAGAGTTCCGCCTCTATCACCGCGACGAAAACGGGAAAATTGTCAAAACCAATGATGACGTTCTCGATGCCGTTCGCTATGGCTACATGATGCGCAGGCACGCAAAGCTAATGCGCGATATCAGGAAGCCGAAAGAGAAAAAAATCCCCGCACCAATTAAACCAGTTTCCCGAGGACGATAATGGCTGATAACAACGACAGGCTGGAGGACATTCTGTGTCGGTTTGATGCAGACTGGACGGCCAGCGAAGAGGCCAGATGCGAGGCGAAGAATGACCTTTTCTTCTCGCGCATATCCCAATGGGACGACTGGCTCAACCAATACACTACGCTACAGTATCGGGGGCAATTCGATATTGTCCGCCCGGTGGTGCGCAAACTTGTCGCAGAAATGCGCCAGAACCCGATTGATGTGCTGTACCGCGCGAAAGATGGCGCTAGCCCCGACTCGGCTGATGTGCTGATGGGGATGTACCGCACCGACATGCGGCACAACACGGCGAAAATCGCGGTGAATATCGCAGTCAGGGAGCAGATTGAGGCTGGAGTGGGTGCGTGGCGTCTCGTCACTGACTACGAAGACCAGTCGCCGACCAGCAATAACCAGGTCATCCGCCGCGAGCCCATTCACTCCGCCTGCTCCCACGTTGTCTGGGATAGCAACAGCAAGCTGATGGACAAAAGCGACGCCCGTCACTGCACGGTCATTCACTCCATGAGCAAGAATGGCTGGGATGATTTTGCGGAGAAATACGACCTCGACGCCGAAGACATCCCCTCGTTTCAGAGTCCGAATGATTGGGTTTTCCCCTGGCTGACTCAGGACACGATTCACGTCGCTGAGTTCTATGAGGTGGTGGAGAAGAAAGAGACAGCGTATATCTTCACCGACCCGATTACCGGCGAGCCAGTCAGCTATTTCAAGCGCGACATCAAAGACGTTATCGACGACCTGGCCGACAAAGGCTATGAGAAGGTCGCAGAGCGTCAGGTCAAGCGCCGCCGGGTGTACAAATCTATCGTCACCTGCACCGCCGTGCTGAAAGACAAACAGCTCATCGCTGGCGAGCACATTCCCATCGTTCCTGTATTCGGTGAGTGGGGGCTGGTTGACGACAAAGAGGTTTACGAGGGTGTTGTCAGGCTGACGAAAGACGGTCAGCGCCTGCGCAACATGATTATGTCGTTTAACGCCGACATCGTAGCCCGCACGCCGCAGAAGAAGCCGATTTTCTGGCCTGAGCAAATCACTGGTTTCGAGCATATGTACAGCGGCTCGGATGATTACCCATACTACCTGCTCAACCGCACCGACGAAAACGGCGGCGACTTACCGGTGCAGCCCATTGCATATGTCGAAGCCCCCGAGGTTCCGCAGGCCAACGCCTACATGCTTGAGGCGGCAACCAATGCTGTGAAAGAAGTGGCAGACCTCGGCGTTGATGCGGAGTCGGTTAATGGCGGGCAGGTGGCGTTCAACACCGTTAACCAGCTCAACATGCGCTCTGACCTGGAAACGTATGTATTCCTCGACAACCTGGCTACAGCGATGCGCAGAGACGGTGAAATTTACCAGGCTATGGTGAATGACATCTACGACGTACCGCGCAACGTGACCATTACGTTAGAGGATGGCAGCGAGAAAGACGTGCAAATCATGGCTGAGGTCGTGGATTTCGCTACCGGCAATCACACTGTGCTGAACGACATTCGCGGGCGCTATGAGTGCTATACGGATGTCGGGCCATCGTTCCAGTCGATGAAACAGCAAAACCGCGCTGAGATTCTGGAATTGCTCGGCAAAACGCAGCCCGGAACGCCTGAATATCAGCTGCTACTCCTGCAGTACTTCTCAATGCTCGATGGAAAAGGCATGGAAATCATGCGCGAGTACGCCAACAAGCAACTTGTGCTGTCCGGCCATAAGAGGCCGGAGACGCCGGAAGAGCTGCAGTGGATTCAAGAGGCTCAGGCGCAGCAGCAGAGCCAGCCAGACCCGAACATGGTTGCGGCTCAGGGTCAGCTACTCGCAGGGCAGGCAGAGTTGCAGAAGGCACAGAATCAACAAATGCAAATTCAGGTTGATGCGGCGAAAGTCGAGGGGCAGAACCAGCTCAATGCTGCAAAAGTCGCCGAGATTTTCAACGGCATGGATCTGGACAAGCAAGCTGCATTCCGTGAGTTCCTGTCGCTCATGGGTAAATTCCAGCAGCAGAACAGCGATGACGCCCGCGCCAATGCTGAGTTACTTCTTAAAGGCACTAACCAGGCGCACTCACAGCGCATGGATATCGCCAGCATCCTGCAATCGCAGAGACAAACCCAATCCCCCGGCGGTGTAGCCGAGACCCCTCAATAAGAGAGATTAATCATGACAGATACCACCGAAATTCAGGCAACTGAAGACCAAGACCTGCCCGTCGATAACGCGGCGGCATCCGCAGTCGATACAGCGTCACATGCCAGTGGCAAGGGTGTGCAGGATGAAGGCTTCGAGATTGTCCTGAACGACGATGAGAAGAAGCAAGACCCGGCAACTAACGCAGAGTTTGCCCGCCGCCGCATTGAGCGCAAGCGCCAGCGTGAGCTTGAGCAGCAGGTAGAGGCGATTAAACGCGGCGAACTGCCGGAGAATCTTCGGGTTACTCCTGAGTTACCGGCCCAGCCGAACGCTAACGACTTTTTCTCAGAGGAAGCGCTGGCGAAATATGACTATGACAACGGTCGCGCTATGGCTGCGTTCCAGCAGGCCAATAGCGAATGGCAGCTCAAAGGGATGGACGCACGCAGCAACGCTGTAGCAGAGCAGGGGCGCAGGACTCAGGAGTACACCCAGCAGTCAGCGCAGTACGTCGAAGCTGCACGCAAACACTACGACGCGGCGGAAAAACTCAATATCCCTGATTACCAGGAGGCGGAGGACTCGTTTATCACGCTGACCTCTCCGCAAATCGGCGCTAATGTTATGCGCCTGTTCCCCGAGAAATCCGCAGCGCTCATGTATCACCTGGGCAAAAACCCGGAGAAAGTCCGTCAACTGATGGCAATGGACGGGCAGCTCGCGCTGATTGAACTCACCCGACTATCTGAAAAATTAACTCTCAAGCCTCGCGGCCAGCAGGTATCGAAAGCCCCGCCAGCAGACCAGCCGATTACCGGTGATGTGTCCGCTGCGAACAAAGACGCCATTCGCAAACAGATGGATGCTGCGTCAAGTAAGGGCGATGTCGAAACATACCGCAAGCTGAAGGCAAAACTGAAAGGATTACGATAATGGCTCTTGATGAAGGTCAACTGGTCACTCTCGCCGTAGATGAAGTGATCGATACTATCTCCGCTATCACCCCGATGGCGCAGAAAGCGAAGAAATATACCCCTCCCGCCGCATCTATGCAGCGCTCAAGCAATACCATCTGGATGCCTGTGGAGCAGGAATCACCCACCCAGGAGGGATGGGACTTAACCGGTGATGCTACCGGTATTCTTGAGCTCAACGTAGCCGTAAACATGGGCGAGCCGGATAACGATTTCTTCGAACTTCGCGCCGATGATGTTCGTGATGAAACATCCTACCGCCGACGCATTCATGCTGCTGCCCGCAAGCTGGCGAACAACGTTGAGCTTAAAGTGGCGAATATGGCCGCAGAAATGGGGTCATTGGTTATCACCTCTCCGAACGCTATCGGCACGAACACCGCAGACGCCTGGGGCTTTGTAGCCGATGCTGAAACGTTGATGTTCTCTCGCGAACTTAACCGCGATATGGGGACTTCATACTTCTTCAACCCCGACGACTATAGAAAGGCAGGATATGACCTGGCGAAGCGCGACATCTTCGGCCGCATCCCGGAAGACGCCTACCGCAGTGGTGACATCCAGAAGCAGGTAGCAGGCTTTGATGATGTCCTCCGCTCTCCGAAACTGCCGGTGCTGCCGAAATCATCCGCCACCGGTCTGACGGTATCTGGTGCGCAGTCATTCAAGCCGGTGGCATGGCAGCTCGACAATGATGGCAACAAAGTGAACGTTGATAACCGTTTCGCTACCGTCACCCTGTCGGCTACCACCGGCCTGAAACGCGGCGACAAAATCTCTTTTGCTGGCGTGAAATTCCTGGGCCAGATGGCGAAAAACGTGCTCGCGCAGGATGCGACTTTCTCTGTTGTCCGAGTGGTTGACGGTACGCACGTCGAAATCACACCGAAACCGGTGGCTCTGAACGATACCAGTCTCTCGCCGGAACAACGTGCATACGCCAACGTCAACACCACGCTGGCAGACGCTACCGCCGTCAACATCCTCAACACCACCGATGCCCGCACTAACGTGTTCTGGGCTGACGATGCGATCCGCATCGTTTCCCAGCCAATCCCGGCTAACCACGAGTTATTTGCTGGCCTCAAGACGAAATCCTTCAGCATCCCAGAAGTGGGTCTGAATGGTATTTTTGCGACTCAGGGTGATATTTCGACTCTTGGCGGGAAATGCCGTATCGCGCTGTGGTATGGCGTGAACGCAACCCGACCGGAAGCGATCGGTGTCGGACTGCCGTCTCAGGCGTAACCAAAGGGGCTTCGGCCCCTGCTTTATTTGGAGTCATCATGCTGACGATGATTTATAAGCCCGGCGGAAGCGTGAAGGTTTGGGGAGCTACCGCGCATGTGAAAGTTGTTGATTCCGCTGATATTGAATCTCACCTCGCTGATGGCTGGCTCGACCACCCGAGCAAGCTGTTTGCAGGGCCCGAAGAAAAGCCGAAACGCGGGCGCAAACCAAAGGTGGCCACAGATGAATCTGACGACAAAGAATGACCTGGTGATTGCCGCTCTGCGCAAAATCGGCGTGGCGTCTGATGCCACGCTAACTGACGTTGAGCCGCAATCAACCGAGGACGCAGTTAATGACCTCGAAATGATGATGGCTGAGTGGCTGGGCGGTGAAGATTCCCCTGGTATTGATGTCGGGTATCGGTTCGCAGATGTTGATATGGCTCCTGACCCTGGCGACGAGCACGGCATGAAAAGCAACGCGCTGTCGGCAGTCATCAACAACCTTGCATGCCGGATTGCTACTGATTACGGGAGAGAGGCTGGAGCAAAGCTGGTCAGCACTGCGCGATACGGCAAAGAGCAACTGGTAAAACTGACTGCCATGCGGCGGGCGCGTGACGCGTATCGCAAAACGGGCTATCCATCCAGGATGCCGGTTGGTAGCGGAAATCATCTGGCAACTGAAAACGGCTGGCGCTGGTTCCACTGGCGCAATGGTGATTCTGAGGAGGGCTAATGCCTGTTCAACAGTTCCCGCTGATGCGCGGCTTGGGTAAGAGCGCGACTGACGCAGACTACATTGACCTGCTGCCGGTGAATATGCTGGCAACGCCGAAAGAGGTGGTAGGTGCGTCAGGTTATTTGCGCTCCTTCCCTGGCATAGAGAAGCGCGGAGACGTTGCCGGTGCATCTCGCGGCGTGCAGTACAACACCTCTCAAAACGCCGTATATCGCGTCTGCGGAGGGAAGCTGTATAGCGGCAGCTCAGAGGCCGGGAGCGTAACTGGCTCCGGTCGCGTTCCGATGGCGCATAGCAGAACGTCGCAAGCGGTTATCGCTGGCGGTTCTCTGTCACTCTACCGCTATGAGGGCAACGTTAAAACCGTAGCGAACTGGCCCTCAGATAGCGACTACACGCAGTATGAGTTGGGAACGCCTCGTGATGTCGTTCGTGTTCGCGGCCGGTACGCGTGGAGCAAAGACGGCACAGACTCGTTTTTCATTTCTGACCTGGAAGATGAGTCTCACCCCGACCGGTACAGCGCCGAATATCGCGCAGAGTCTCAGCCTGACGGCATCATTGGGCTTGGCGTGTGGCATGACTACATCGTGTGTTTCGGCACTACCACGATTGAATATTTCACGCTGACCGGTGCGACGACTGCAGGCGCAGCTCTGTACGTCAATAACCCGTCGTACATGGTGCAGAAGGGCATCGCCGGGACATTCTGCAAAACGCCGTTTATGGACGGTTACGCGATTATCAGCCACCCGGCGTGCGGCGCTCCTTCTGTCTACCTAGTTAACTCTGGCGCTGCTCAGCCAATCGCTACGGCCCGCATTGAAAAATACCTGCGCGAGTACACCGCTGACGAGCTGGCGTCTGCATTCATGGAAACGCTGCGATTCGACTCGCACGAGCTGCTGATTGTCCACCTGCCGCGCCTGACTCTGGTTTACGACGCATCTGCCAGCAGCAATGGCCCGCAGTGGTCGGTGCTGAAAACAGGGCTTTACGATGATGTCTATCGTGCATGTGATTTCATGTACGAGAACAACGCCATTACCTGCGGAGACAAAGAGGAGGCCGTTACCGGCCAGCTGAGGACAGATATCAGCAGCCAGTACGGCAAACAACAGGAGCACCTGCTTTACACGCCACTCATCAAGGCGGATAACGCGCTGCTATTCGACCTGGAGCTTGAATCGAGCACCGGAGTAGCCCAAATCGCAGACCGGATGTTTATCTCCGCTGTGACAGATGGAATTAATTTCGGTCGCGAGCAGATGATTCCGTGGAATGCGCCGTTCAGATATGACCAGCGGGCGATATGGCGGAGGGTAGGGCGCGTGCGAAAAAATATCGCGTTCAAGTTCCGCATCATTACTAAAGCGCCGGTAACGCTCTCCGGGCTGTCTGTGAGGGTTGAATAATGGCAGATGATTCACTCAAAGACCCGGTATCTATAACTGCCATCAATATCATGGCTCAGTCTCTCCCTGCCGGGTTTTCTCCCACATACCGTAACTATGTGCTGTCGCAGTCTACCGACCTCACCAAAGTGGTAAACAAGGCGAATGAAGCAGGCAGTGGCGCGTGGGATGCACAGGTTAAAAACGACGAGCAGGATGTAACCCTCGAAGAGCACGAGAATCGCCTGAACGCAGCGGAAGCCGAACTCATTAACCATGAGAACCGCATCACTGCCGCTGAGGGGCGCATTGAGGACCACGAGGTCAGGCTGACTACCGCAGAAGGTCAGATTTCCGACCACGAAACGCGAATCACGGCTAACGAAGCTGAGCTGGCAGACCATGAAAGCCGGATATCTCAAAGTGAGTCTGATATTTCAGGTCTCGATACTCGACTCTCTGCCGCAGAGGGTGATATCGACACCCTGCAGGCTAACTCCCTGTCAAAAGCGACATCATCCAGCCAGTCTGTGCAGGCGTCTGGCGGCTCTCTCCTGGTTGGGAATATCTCCAACCCCACAACTGACAAGCTCCAGGTGGCAGGAAGTATCAACGTCACCACGTCCTACAAAGTGGCTGGCGTCAAGGTTGTCGGTGCTCAGCAATCGGGATGGACGGCATCAACCGGCACGGCAAACAAAGCAGCATTCAACGCTGACCTCGCATTCACTGTCAGCGCGACGTACACGCAGTCAGAGGTGCAGGCACTGGCGGATGCGCTGGTCGCTACCAGGCAGCGTGTCAAAGCCCTGGAGGATGCGCTACGAACCCACGGACTTATCGCATGACAAAGATCGACAGCATCACTGGCTCTCAGCTCATGCGGCTTTGGGGCGTGTCTTCATGGCCTGATATCAGCGCGGACTATTGGCTTTGGAATGGGTGCGGCGTGTTCGTAACCATTGACCTGATAGACCATGTTGATTTGCACATGGCAATGAAACACTCCGAGCGCCGCAGATGCCGCGACGCCGTAGTCGATGTGCTGGAGATGATTGGAGACAGGGAAATCCATGCCCCAATCCGCATTGAGCACAAGCAGGTATGCAACCTGGCCAGGAAGTTCGGATTTGTCGAAACATGGCGAGGGGTTATTGAATATATCGACGATACAACCGGCGAATTAATTTTGATGAAGAGGTTCAAGAATGGGCGGAATAAGTAAAGGCATTGGTAAGGTTGTTGGCGGGATTACCGGCTCTAATGCGGCCGCAAAAGCGCAGGAGAATGCCGCAAATCAGTCAAACGAAACAGCATGGAATATCTACCAGGACCAAAAAAACACAAACTCTCCATTCCTGAATGCCGGACTCAATGGGCTTAAGGGGCTGGAGGGTATCGCTGGGCAGCCAATCGACAGAAACGCACTGCTTAGCCAGTATTTCAACTCCCCAGAGTACAGCATGATGGCTAACCAGGCCAGATACCAAAACCTCGCTGGGGCTGAGGCCACAGGCGGACTTGGCTCAACGGCAACCGGGAACATGCTTTCATCAATCGCGCCACAGCTGGGGCTTAATTACCTCAACACTATGACCGACCAGCAAAACAATATGTACGGGCAGTTGCTGGGGCTTACAAACGTTGGGCTAAGCGCTGCTGGGGCCAATAATGCCGCTGCCGGTAATTATGCAAATAGCTATGCCGACAATATGTCGCAGATTGGTTCTGCGCAGGCCGGTGGGTCACTAGCATCAGGGAATGCCATTACGCAGGGGCTTGGATTTCTGGCGGGCTCTTCACCCGGTAGTGCTCTTGGTAATGGTCTGGCGGGCATTGTAAAAAGCTGGTTTTGAGGTGACATATGGCAGGTCCTTACGATTACACATCGGGAAATGGCTTTGGTCAGGGGTTGCAGTTAGCAGGTCTTTTCCAGCAAACGCAACAGCAGAGAGCGCAGGCTGAGCAGGCAGAAAGAGACCGCGCCACGGCCTTGCAATTCCAGCAGGACTGGCAAAGTTCCTTTGGCGACCCGCAGAAAATGACGGCTCTTGCTGCTAAGTACCCCGGGCAGATGGAGGCCATCAAGGCGGGGATTGGATTTCAGGGCGAGCAGCATCAGGCCGATTTGGGAAATGCCGCGCGAGATTTGCGCATAGCAATTGCTACGAAAAACCCCCAGGCCGTCCAGGCAGCAGCGGCAAAGCACGCTGGAGTGCTGGCAACAATCGGATCTTCCCCTGAAGACATCGCCCAACAGTTCCAGAGCGACCCGTCATCACTTTCTCAGGTTGTTGATGCTGTGGGCATGAATGCGCTGGGAGCGAAGGACTACTACGGGGTTGAGAATGACCGGTCTCAGCGAGCGAATGAGACGGCGCGACTTAACGAAAGTATTCGTCAGGCAAACATGCAAAATGCTACCACCATTCGTGGGCAGAACATCAGCGCGCAGAACTCCATGCGAAGCGCTGGCGGATCAGTTCCGTCAAGCGTGCGTGAATATCAGTACTTCAACAGCCTGTCTCCTGAGCAGCAGCAGACATATCTCCGCGTAAGAGGTCGCCCGGGCGGTGATGCCAATAATACCGTCCAATTAGCAGACGGCAGAACGGTAACCGTAGCGGATAAACTGCATGGCTCCGGTGCAAACGCCTTCTATGAGGGGCGCGATGACAATGGAAACATGGTTCGCGTGCCTGCAAGCTCGATATCCGCGCCGCCAACTTCTGCAGCCAGCGCACAAAACTACGCGATGAAGAAGGACATTGATGCGATCGCAAATGCTGATGCTGGGAATCTCGACTTCATGACCGGCGTAACAGGGGGGTCTGGTAACCCGGCTATTGGTGCTGATGTGAGAAGTCGAATCGGCGGGAAGGAGCAGCGCCAGCTTTATAACGCTGCGCGTCGAGTGCAGGGAAGGATGCAGAACCAAGGGGTAGCCGCTGCTCGCGATATGGGAGCCAGCGGTATCAACACTGTTGCAGAGGCCAAAATGTACTTCCAAGGTATGCCGCAGGTTGACTACTCAAGCCCGGAGGCAATGCAGCAGTCCATTCGCGATATTAGCGAGTACACCAACAACTACAATCAGCAGTATCAGGTTAACGTTGGTGGCAGGAATAGCACTACTAAACCGGCGTCCGCCGCTCCTGCAAATTCCGGTTATCAATCTCTGTGGGGTGATTAATGGCTAAGGCATGGAAGGACGTTATCGCGTCTCAGCAGTACCAGTCTCTTCCGCCTCAGCAGCAGGCAGAAGCACAGGAGCAATATTTCAATGAGGTTGTCGCCCCGCAGGCTGGGGATAAAGCACCTGAAGCCAGGCAGCAGTTTTATGCGGCATATCCACCACCATCGCAACAGGAAGCGCAATCACAGCAGCAAGAGCAGTCTCTCGCATCTCAGGCGGGGGAATGGCTTACCGGCGGACAGAGCGCGGGTCAGATTCTGGAGCAGACAGGTCGCGGCCTGGTAAACATCCCGTTCGACGTATTGCAGGGTGGTGCAAGCCTCATTAACGCCATCAGTCAGGGATTGGGCGGCCCGAAGGTACTTGATGATGTTTACCGACCGGTTGACCGCCCCACGGATAAATATGCCCAGGCCGGGGAGGCTATCGGCGGCTATCTAACTCCAGGTGTTGGCATTGCCGGAAATATGGCGCTCGGCTCGCTGGCTGAGGCTTCAAATCAGGATGGAGATTTTGCGCAGAACGCCGCAACCAATGCAGCGATAAACCTTGGCACTCAGGGCGCATTATCAGCAGTAGCGAAAGGCATTGGTCGCGGCGTTACAGCGTTACGCGGTGATATTGCTCCGGAAGCCAAAAATCTTATCGACACTGCCGAGAGCATGGGCGTAAACCCTATGACATCTGATGTTGCCAGACCTGTATCTGAGATGGGGGCGTTTGGGAAGGGGCTGGTCCAGGGAGGAGAGGGGGCGCTACTTGGCACAGGCGCGCAGAGAGCAGAGCAGTATGCTACGCGCAGCAACCTGGTCAGGAACTATTTTGACCGTTTCGGTGAGTACAATCCGGATGATGTAGTTAATTCTTTAACCTCTACGCTGCGGGGGCGGAAAGACGCTGCGGGTGCCGTGATTAACGACGTAACGCAGAGAATGGGTAATGCGCCGGTGGACACCACCAACACCATCACAGCGCTTGATACGGCCATTGCGCGACAGGAGCGACTTGGCACTTCTGCAAATCAGGGGCTTCTCAGCTCACTGAAAAATCTTAAAGGTGAGGTTGAGTCTGGCAATGTGGATTTTGACCTTCTCCGGCAGCACCGGACAGCGTTTCGCGCAAACGTCCAGGGTGATGCGATGATTTTCCCGAATCAGGCTAAAGCGGCTACCAACATGGTAGAGAATGCGATGAGCCGCGACCTTCGCAATGCCGTTGGAAAGTCACTCGGACCACAGGATGCAGCCTCATACCTGAAAGCCAACTCTGACTACGCTAACGTCTACAATAAGGTGCTGAATAAGCGGATCGCTAATACGCTAAACAGAGCGAGCAACGAGGCAACGCCAGAGCTGATCAATTCCGTTGTTTACAGCCGAAAGCCGACAGATGTACAACGCATTTGGGGTGCTCTTGACCAGAAGGGAAAGGACGCAATGCGGGCGGCATATGTCAGCAAAATAGCTGAGAGGGTTGGCGACTCACCGGCTAAGTTTATCACTGAGATAAACAAGCTAAAATCTCAGTCAGGCGGCGGAATCTACGGAACTATTTTCAGCGGACGGCACATGAAAGAGTTGGACGCTCTCCATGATGTTTTGCGGGCCACATCTCGCTCAGACTCCGCAAACGTGGTCACCCAAACAGGGCAGTCATTGGCTAACCCCATCAGGATTGGCGCTGCGTTGCCGTCTATGGGGTCGTCTCTGGCGGCAGAGGCTGGGTATGGATTGATGACCCGAGTATATGAAAGCAAACCAGTGCGCAATGCGCTGCTCAGACTTGCAAATACTAAGGCTGGTACGCCAGCATATGAGCGAGCACTAAATCAGGCGGCCGTGACGGTAAGGCCATTGCTGGCGAATCAAGCCACTCAGCAATAGTGGAACAGGCCAAGGAAGGCTATTTACCTACCGCATGGAATAAGGTTTTCTTTAGTTCGACCCATGCAATTATGATCACTATGGATAGGCAAAAGAAGCTAAAGCCATTGGTATCACGCTCGAATCCATCAGCAGTGCTAAATCCGTAAAACGTCATAAAAATTATAAAAACTGCACATTGCGCAATACTGACGAGTTTGTTCTTCACACCAACCCCCTTAGTTTCCCCTCACTCTACCATGAGGGTAGCGCAAGGGGGAGCAAATTAGATATCTATGCAAGCATTGATTAAAATGAATGCTTGCATAATCCCATCCATGTTATGCTAAAATGCAAGCACAACCCCATAATGCGGAGCTTGCAAATGAAAAGTGATGAGAGCGGTAAAGGTAAGGCAAAGGGTGGAGTTGCTAGAGCTAAAGCTTTGACTAAAGAGCAGCGTTCTGCGATAGCAAAAAAGGGCGCGGCTGCCAGGTGGAAAGATAGGCCTATCAAAGCAACCCACATGGGTAATTTTAAGGACGAATTTGGCATAGACGCAGAGTGCTACGTGCTTAGTGATGATACTAAGACAGCTGTTGTAACAAAGTCAGGGCTTGCCCAACTTCTGGATATAGGTGATTTTGCCAGGGACGTGGACAAACTTTTGAGTGCCGGGTACATGAAAGAGTTTGGTGGTCCCGATTTAATGTCTAAAATTGAAAATCCTATTAATTTTCAATATAGTGGGCAGTCCAAAAACATAAATAACGCACATGGTTTTGATATTGATGTTATCGTTGATATCGGTAAGGCCCTGATTGAAGCAAAAATTGCGGGGGCGTTGCCAGCATCCCGAGTGGCTGCCGCTGATGCAGCTCAGAAATTAATCAATGCATCTGCAAAGTCAGGCATCAGAGGGGTAGCCTACGCTCTTGCTGGGTACAGGCCAGAAGTTCAAGAGGTTATTGATGCATTCAAGGCCTTTGTTCGTGAAGAAGCGCGTCAGTATGAAAAAGAATTCCCTGACGAGCTATACGAAGAGTGGTATAGGCTTTACGGTCTCAACAGGCCGGAAAAAGGCAGGCCGATCCGGTTTGGGCAGCTAACGAATATGCAGATATACACTCCGCTAGCAAAGAGCAAAGGGAAAATCCTTGAGCAGATTCGCGCCAGCAGAGATGAAAACGGTAAGCAGTCGGACAAACTTCACCTGTTTCTGTCAGAAATTGGTGTAAAGGCTCTTAGGCAGCACATCGGCAAGCTTCTTGGTGTGGCAGCCATGAGTGATAACAAAGAAGAATACGAAGCCGGGATTGAGAAGGTCTTTGGCAGAATGAAGCCGGAGCTATAGATGCCGCGCAAACCCACCATCAGGTGGGTTTTTTGTCTTTCCCATACATGTTGCTAAGCGTCTCCAAGAGGGCAGCCTTGAACTTGTCGGCCTCCTGCTGGGCGAAAGACTCGACGCTTCCTGGGTTATCTAATCCGTCGATATAACCCTGCAGTATCATGACAACCTCAGAGTTCATAGATCTGCCGTTTTTATCCGCCTCCGCTTGGAGGCGTTGCTTCAGTGAATCAGGGACCCTGATCCCCATAGGACTTATGTCTCTAGCGCCTTTCATGGGCACTCCTGCACTGTGATTTATTGCTACACAGTGTAGGCAAAAAAATTTTGACTTTAAATAAACACCGTGTAGTATTTAGTTAACACCGTGTATAAATGGAGGGTGAAATGAAGGTAAGAGACATAGCACCGTTGGGAATTAGGCTGCCACCTGAGGTCAAGGAAAAGCTAAAGGAAAAAGCGAGAGAAGAGGGTCGGTCTTTAAATTCAGAAGTAGTTCAAAGGCTTATCAAGAGCCTTAAAAGTTGAAGCCCCAACTGCACTAACAGTCAGGGCTTCGGTATCAAACAATCCGCTAAGGAAATATTGACATGACAAGTTTAGCAATAGCGAACCGCACAATCAACGTTCCATTCTACGGCAACTCCCTGTTTGTGGTTGAACACAGCGGTGAGGCGTATACGCCGATGAAGCCGATTGTTGAGGGAATGGGGCTAGACTGGAAAAGCCAGTTTAACAAGCTTAAATCAAGGTTTAACACCTGCGTGGTGGAAATCACCATGCAGCTCCCTGGCGATAATCAACGCCGCAGCGTCGTCTGCATGGCTCTCCGCAAGCTAGCCGGTTGGCTGCACACAATCAGCCCCAACAAAGTCCGCCCGGAAATCCGCGATAACGTCATTCGCTACCAGGAAGAATGCGACGACGTGCTTTATGAGTACTGGACGAAAGGCGAGACCAAGCGAGACAGCAAGCAGCGCAAGTCAACCGCTACTCAGCTCATTCCGCTGCGCCAGACTGCAGAGCGCCTTATTACCACCGGCCTCGGCAAGATTTACCCGGACATCTGGAAGCTGGTTCACCAACGCTTCGACATCGAGCACATCCATCAGCTTGAGCCGGTGCAGATTGGCGAGGCTGTTGAGTACCTGAATGCGCTTGAGGGTGAATACCTGGCAAAAGAAACGAAGGTGGCTGAGGTAAGACCGCAGTTCACGGACGAGGAACTTTGCTCACTCTGCTGGCTATGGAACGCTTCTGAGTACATGCGGGAAAGAATAGAAAGAGTTTACCCGGCACTCAAGACGCTCAATTCTGATTTTGCAGGGAGCTTTTACTCTATGGCATTTGAGTACAAGCGCACGCTGAATATAGCCAGGAACCTTTTAATCAGGGAAACCATCGACAAAACGCCACATCCCAGCGATTTACGCGATGCAAACTGGAGGAATGTGCTCAAAAGGCTTCGTGAATAATCAGTAAGACAAACACCAAACCAACCTCGCTTCGGCGGGGTTTTTTATTGCCTAAATTCTGCAGCCACTGCTGCACACCTGCGCCCGGAGAAATATAAATGGCGGATACCAACTACCTCGTCAGCAATCCTAACAACCCATTCACCACTCCACGTTCATTCAAATCCATTGCGAACGGTAAGATTTACATCGGCCAGGTTGATACCGACCCAGCCAACCCGGTTAACCAAATTCCGGTTTATCTTGTGAATGAAGACGGTTCCGAGGTGCAGATTGCACAACCGATTATCATTAATTCCGGTGGTTTTCCGGTATACAACGGGCAGATTGCTAAATTTATCACCAAGCAAAACTACTCGATGGCTGTATATGATGCATCCGGGGCACAACAATATTACTGGCCTGATCTGTCTCGCGTAGACCCTGATGCATTGGCAAACGAAATAAGCGCGCTCAGGAAAGACTTAGGCTCAGGAGAAAACGGTCTCGGAGACAACCTACTTGCCGTAAGGCAGCCATTTGCGAACGCACCGCGGACGCAGCATAATTATAATTTGGAGAGGTTCAGCTTTTTCGACATTCCAGAGGCTGGGTTCGATTTATTTAACCCCTTCACTGATTTCGATGATGTGGCTCGCGCTGCCGCCGTTGCTAACCGCTCAGTATATTACGGTGTCAATCAGTTGGTCGCCCCACGCATGGGTGTCAAATCATGGAAATACATAGACGGTACGCACGACCGCTCTTGTATTATGTCGATACGTAACACGATGTCCCCATCGGATATGTCGGAGCCGTCAACACAATCGTTTGGCGCGGCAACTCTCGCGACATTGAGTCGTTACGCAAACCGAGACGGCGTAGGAATTTACTGCCACATCGTTGCACCTCCTGAGCTATTTAAAAGTACCGCCACAACGTTCACGGCAACAACAGTTACCTGCCCAGAGTTAACTACGGATATTATTTCACAACTGAAGCACCGCATGGTTATTGACATCAATACCACCGATGGAAAATGGTGGACCTCGTTTTTAATGGGTATTGACGCAGTAACGAAAACTCTGACGGTAGATACCGGCTGGGCGTTAATGGGCTCAGCAGGAGCAACACTGGGAACGCCTGCATCAGGCTCTACTATTCGCATTGTCGGCTTGACTAAGGTGTGGGCGCAAAACTCACTCCTGACGGTCAACGAAGACTCGCGCGCTACAGCAATGGCAGGTTTCGAGCTTGGGCTATATAACAATAAATCCGCTATCTCTGGCGTTGGGTACGGATTCGATTCATATAGCGGAGGGACTTACTCAATAGAAAACGCCTTTCAGGCCAGAGGCCTATATTACAGCGGATTTAACTCGAAAAGTTCTGATGCTACGCGCGCGTTTGCGAGCACAGGCTCTGTACCTCACGGATTTTACTCGAACGGAGATACGCGTGGATTGTCAGTTCATAACAATCTGTATGGCGTGGTTATTAATAGCCCTACATCATATGCGCTCCAAGTGCAGTTGAATAATAATTTCAATACTGGAATGGATTTAAATGGTAAATGGCAGAGGCTTAAAGGTTTCTTAACTACAATTCCACGCGGGTCTTCTATATCATATTATGCTACGTCAGTGTTAATATCAGGAGGCGCATCAGACACGGAGTCTGTTACAATGCCAAGTAATGAGCATTCACTGATGATATTTATCAGAAATCTTAGCCCTACTTACGCCGTGGTTTTAAACGGTAAGTTTGAGGGCAATACAACGAGCTACACTCTTGCTGCTAAAAAAGGCGCTCTTTTTCAGGGTGATGGCACTTACTGGTACCCCATGCAATAAGGGATGATATTAATCATGAAATTTGAATTATCAGTTCCAGCAGGGTATGAGTCACCATACCTTGGTTCGCCTTACACATTCAGTGTGGATTCTACGATCTGCATTGTAATAAATGATGTTAGGGAGCTTGATGTTGGTAGTGGGACGTTATTCGTTAACTACGATTTGAGCGTAGATACAGATAGAAAAATTGCATTTAACAGAACTGACTGCTTTAACAGCAACGGGTCGGATGACATGCATACTGAGGCTAAATTATTTTTAACAGGACTTTATACTGGAAATCCTAAATGAAAACAAAACGTGAGATTGAACTTGAAGTGCAGTTATACGAAGCGCGAGACATGCTTCTTAGGTCTAATTACGAAATCCTGATGCGGGATAGGGAAGCAAACGACCAGTTACTGAGTAATGCACGATTTGAGCTGGATAAAATGATTCAGCAGGAAAATGAGGAAACAAAAACTGGGGGAAATAAACCCGGCGTTACTGATAATAAAAAACTCACTCCAGAGCAGGCATTGATTATCTCAGGTTACACTGGCGCGCTGGCGTGTAGCGCCTCTGCTATGAAATCCGATATAGCAATACGCCTGGGGGGACAAGCAGAATCTTCCCTGGAGCCGGATAAAATAAGCGCCCTGTACAAAGACGATTATACAAATCTTTGCCCGTACAATCGTCCTGAAAGTGCTATTAAATTAACCGATAAGCAAGCCATCATTGTCACTGGGTATACAGGGAAGCTGCTTGGTGATGTCGGCAATTTTTATGCAGATCTGGAGAATCGTCTTGGACGGAAAATCGTAAACGCTGAGCTTCCGTCAATAGGGAAGGAGAAGATCAGTAGCCTATACAAGGATGACTTTATGTCTATTTGTTAATTTTTTAAAGGAGAGCAGGGGTGCATAGGCGGCCGACGCCGAGTAATGACTCTTGAGGTTGTCGATCAGTCGCGCAGAATGCTGGAAAACGGCGCCACCAAGCAGCAGGTTGCTGACGTGATCGGGGTAGGGGTTAAGACGGTTTAAAAATATTTTGCGGCAAGCTAATTCGCATCATCAGAGCGAACGCCATCAATCCAGTCAGCCCACCACTGCATCATCTCGCGGCGGGTGTCCATGTATTGGGCGTGGTTGTATATTCCACGGATGGAGTCTCGCCGGGTGGGTTGTTTTGGTGGATGATGGTTTTTAATGAGGGGGTTGCTGCTGGCGGGGTATTATGCGGAGGTGGTGGCGGGAGATAGACTTGCGGGATTGTGACTAAATTGTGCCTGCCAAGTTTTTTCATGGCTTTTCAACTTTTGCTAACTTTTTCCAACTTTGCAGTGTGAGTGCGGGTATTTACTGGGTTTTTGCGTTATCAGTGGGACTCTTAATCAATTGGTCGCGGGTTCGAACCCCTCACAGCCCACCACTCCTTCCTGTGCCGCTCTCCGCTTACTCTCATCGTATCGACATTCAATACCCACAGCGTGCTCCGGTTTTTAACCTCCGTAACCTGTTGCACAATCGCTGTGGAAAAAATCACCGGCCCCGCCTCCGCCAGCGGCGCGGGACCGATCAAGGAGAAGCGTTATGTACCAGATTGATTACAACTCTTACCGTTCCGTGAAGGGCTACAGCCGCCGGGTGCGGTTTCTCGTGATGCACTACACGGCGGTGGATTTTGCCACCTCCGCGCGCCTGCTCTCCGGTGACGGCGGCGTCAGCGCCCACTACCTGGTGCCCGACCCGACGGACCAGACCTATATTGATGCCGGTTTTAACGATCTGCGCATTTTTAATCTGGTGGATGAAAGCGAGCGCGCGTGGCACGCGGGCGTCAGCAGCTGGGCAGGGCGCAGCAATCTTAACGATACCGCCATCGGCATCGAGATTGTTAATCTCGCCTCGGATGAAACCGGGGAGTTCGTCTTTCCGCCGTTTAACGAGGAGCAGATTGCCGCCGTCAAGCAGCTGGCGCTGAATATCGTGCAGCGCTATCCGGATATGACGCCGGTCAATATTGTAGCCCACTCGGACATCTCGCCGGGGCGCAAAAGCGATCCCGGCGCGGCGTTTCCGTGGAAGGAATTCTACGATCTGGGCATCGGGGCGTGGTATGACGAAGAGACCCGCGATAAATACTGCAAGCAGTTCAGCGGCGGCGGTATTCCTGAAAAAGCGGATATTGTCGCCAGGCTCGGCACCTACGGCTACAGCACCGCGGAGGCTGGTACAGATGAGGGCTATCGGGCGCTGGTGCGCGCTTTTCAGCTCCACTTCCGCCAGCAGAAGTATGACGGCGCGGTCGATATAGAGACGGCCGCCATCCTCTATGCGCTGGTGGAGAAATACTTCCCCGCCTGA